TATGGCAAAAAAAGGATTTACAGTAAAGGCTAAACTTACAGAAAGAGAGCCAAGTGAAGGCGAAATTGATATTTCAGCAGCAAAAGAAATAATTCGTGGTAAGACAATTGTTTTCTGTCTACCGGGACGAGGTGTTTCTTATAATTTTCTGAAAAGTTTTGTTCAATTATGTTTTGATTTAGTTCAAGATGGAGTATCAATTCAAATTTCTCAAGATTATTCATCAATGGTAAACTTTGCTCGTTGCAAATGCCTTGGAGCGAATGTGCTAAGAGGGCCTGACCAATTACCTTGGAATGGTCAATTAAATTATGATTATCAGCTCTGGATTGATTCTGATATCGTTTTTAATACTGAAAGTTTCTATCGTTTAGTTGCAATGGATAAAGACATTGCTTCTGGATGGTATCTAACAGAGGATGGGAAAACTTCTTCTTGTGCTCATTGGTTAGAAGAAGCAGACTTTAAGGCCAATGGTGGATTAATGAATCACGAAACAATTGAAACTCTTCCAAAGCGTCGTAAACTATTCACAGTAGATTACGTAGGATTTGGTTGGGTATTAATTAAGAATGGAGTCTTTGAGAACCCTGAAATGAAATATCCTTGGTTCGCACCGAAGATGCAAGTATTTGGTAACGGCGAAGTGCAAGATATGTGCGGAGAGGACGTTTCTTTCTGTCTAGATGCAATTGCTGCTGGTTATGAGATTTGGGTAGATCCTCTTTGTAGGGTAGGTCACGAAAAAACAAGAGTACTGTGAGCTAGAACTCTTGACAGGGGTTCAAGCTCCTTGTAGAATGTGTAGGTAAGCATTAAAAAGAGGGTCTTCTATGACATTAAACCGAAAAGATATGAAGATTGAGAGTCAACCAAAAAATACTCGCCAAGGTCAGGGTAAAAATACAAAATATGCCTGTACAAGTTCTAACAAAGCTCGGAAGAAATACAGAGGTCAGGGGAGATAATTAATTATATGGAAGTTGAAGATGAATTTCTCTCAATAAATCCAAAAGATTTATGGGTTTATAATAAACTTCAACTTTCAACTTTTCTTAAATACAATTGTGGTCCCGCAGGAATGAAAGTTCATTCTTCGGGATATTATATTGTAAGACCTTCTGTAAATTTTATGGGAATGAGTAAAAATGCTCGTAAATTATATCTAGAATCTTCCACCGAACACTTACATCCTGGAGAATTCTGGTGTGAACTCTTTAAGGGTGAGCATTTAAGCGTAGATTTTTATCATTATAAGCCTGTTTTAGTTGTAAAGGGGTTTAGAAGTGTAAAAAATTCGTTTAATAGGTGGAACTCTTGGTGTAAAGTACAGCGTTCTATTGAATTTCCTAGTATTCTAAGAGATTTAGAGGGAAAGTATGAATGGATAAACTGCGAATTTATTGGGAATAAGCTAATTGAGGTTCAGTTTAGACCAAATTCTGATTTTAGATATAAAAATTCTGTTGCTATACCTGTATGGAAAGATGAAGAGACTCATTTTTATAACAATTTTAGGTATGTGGAGGATTTTGACTGCGATAGATTGGGATTTTGGATAAAATAAATAATCTTTTGGAGTTTTATGTAATTGGAACAGTACTCAATGGGTAAGCATCTCATTTTAGATGTGTATGATGTAGATTGTAAGCTTTTAAACGATGTAAAAAGCTTACAGAATTCTATGATTAGAGGCATAGAACGTTCTAAAATGACTATTTTAAACGTTTTTTCTCATTGTTTTGACCCACAAGGGGTTACAATTGTAATCGCACTCGCAGAGAGCCATACGACTTGCCATACTTGGCCTGAAGAAGGTACTATTGCAATAGACGTATATACCTGTGGTGAAAAAAATCCAAAAATTATTGTGATTGAATTACTTAAATATCTTAATTCATATAATTATAAATTAAGAGAATTATATAGATAGTTTTAGAGATTTAGAAACCTCTTTAAAAGTTTTTCCTGTAACTTTAAATAGGAGATTAAACAAATGGCAATTTCACCCGTGGATAGAAACACCCAATATATGAAAGATACTTGGGGGACTACCAAACTCATCACCGACTATGGCTCGGAATCCAAAAAAATTCTTCAAGAAATTATGTATGACCCTGCTCTTACTGAAAAAAATACAAAGCAAGAGTTATTTGAAACTAATGATGATGAATTTTCATATGGAATTGAACCAATTTATAAAATTGAAACTCATCAAAAGTTAATAACTGAGTGAATAAATAACATTGGTATCATTTTAATTTAATGGCGATTCAAATATCAAGAGGATTTAAAGATATTAGCTTTTCTTTTGCTAAAAATCCAATCACAAATGATATTTTAATTCTTCAAAATGAAGACGCCATTAAAAAATCTGTCATAAATTTGGTTCGCACCTGGACTGGGGAAAGATTCTTTAATAATTTAATTGGCTCCTCTACTCAAAAATCATTATTTGAATTAAATATAGAAGAAGTTGCTACAGTTATAGATGAAGAAATTAGCAACTTATTAAATAACTTTGAGCCTAGAATAAGATTAAGAGAAGTCTATGCCGAACCAGATTATGATTCTAACGATTTGAATATAAAAATTCAGTATGATATTGTAGGATTACCTGTTCCGACCCAAAATATAGAGTTTTTACTTCAACCCACTAGGCTATAATGTCATTTAATCAGTTTACAAACTTAGACTTTAATAGTTTAAGAACTCAAATTAAAGATTATTTAAGAGCAAACAGTAATTTTACTGATTTTGACTTTGAAGGGTCTAACTTTTCTGTATTAATTGATACCCTAGCATATAATTCTTATATTACAGCATATAATACAAATATGGCTGTAAATGAAAGTTTTATAGATAGCGCCACATTAAGAGAAAATGTAGTTTCTTTAGCAAGAAATATTGGATATGTTCCTCGTTCAAAACGAGCATCTCGTGCTGTTATAAATTTTTCAGTAGATACATCAGCATTTGATTTAAATAAAAATATAAAAACTATTACATTAAAAGCTGGCATTGTAGCCCTTGGATTAGTTCAAAGTGGAACTTTTATTTTTTCTATTCCTGAAGACATTACAGTTCCAGTCAATAGTAATCAAATAGCATTATTTGATAATATTGAGATATATGAAGGCTCATATTTAACCAAAAATTTTAACGTAAATTACGGCACCCCAAATCAAAAATTTACAATACCTAACTCTGGAGTAGATAGTACAACAGTAAAAGTTAAAGTAATTACGAATATAACAGAAGATTATCAACAATTTACAAATATTTTTAATGTAAACAAAGAAACTCGTTTATATTTACTTCAAGAAGTTTTAGATGAAAAGTATCAAATTATATTTGGAGATGGAATTTTAGGAAAAAGACCAGATAATGGTGCTGCAATCTTTATTAGTTATATTGTAACTAATGGTAATTCTGGTAATGGTGCAAGAAATTTTAGTTTCTCTGGAATTCTTAAGGATAATAACAATGAAGTAATTACAACTGGTATATCACTTGTAACTACAATTCAAGTTTCTGAAAATGGCGATGATATTGAACCAGTAGATAGTGTAAAATATCTTGCGCCTAGAGTATATGCATCTCAATATAGAGCAGTATCTTCTAATGACTATAAGAGCTTGATTCCTTTTATTTTCCCTAATGTAGAATCAGTAAATTCTTATGGTGGAGAAGAGTTACCAATTCCAGAATATGGGAAAGTCTTTATCTCGGTAAAGCCAAAAAATGGAACATACCTTTCAAGAGCAACAAAAGAAAGAATTTTAAAACAACTTAAAACATATTCTATTGCAGGCATTAAACCTGAATTAGTAGATTTAAAATATCTTTATATTGAATTAAGTTCATATGTTTATTATAATAAAAGTAAAGTAAATAATATAGACAATCTAAGATCAAATATAATTAATACTATAACTGATTACTCAAAATCTTCAGATTTAAATGTTTTTGGTGGAAGATTTAAGTATAGTAAAATGACTTCACTAATTGATAATACAAGTAATAGTATTACTTCAAATATTACTACTATTAAGATTAGAAGAAATTTATTTCCAATTTTAAATAAAAATGCAACGTATGAAATTTGTTTTGGAAATCGTTTTCACATCAAAAAGTCAAATGTTAAAGATGGTAGAGGATACAATATAAAATCTAGTGGATTTAAGATACAACAAAGTTCTGATACTCTATATATTGGAGATACTCCAACTTCAGATACTGAAGGTGTGCTTTTCTTTTTTAAACTTGTAGATAATTCGCCTGTTAATGTAATTCCAAGTGTTGGTAAAATTAATTATGCAAAAGGTGAAATCATGTTAAACTCTGTAGTTTTTACCTCATTTGAGGGTACTGAAATACAAATTGAAGCCTCCCCTGAATCCAATGATATTATTGGATTGAGAGAATTGTATTTGCAATTAAACACCTCCAATTTAAATATTCAGATGGTAGAAGATACTTTAGCTTCAGGTTATGACCTTTCAGGTGAAAGCTATTATGTGTCTTCTAGCTATACTAACGATACATTTATAAGATAAAAATGACTGACACTAGAATAGTAAAAGTAGAAAGTATTTTAGAATCTCAAATTCCTAGTTTTTTGACCTCGGATTCTCCACTCTTTAAGGAATTTTTAACTCAATACTATATTTCACAAACACATTCAACTGGAACATTAGATTTTGCAAACAATTTAAAGGACTATAAGAATGTCTCAACTTATGCTTCGGATAAATTATACAATTTAAATCATACTTGTTTTTTAATTGAAGATGTATTTAGCTTTGATGATGAAATTGAAGTTAATTCTACTGTAGGATTTCCAGATAAGTATGGGTTAATTCAAATTGATAAAGAAATTATCACATATACTGGAATTTCAAAAGAAAATTCTAAAATAAAATTTACAGGATGTATTCGCGGTTTTAGTGGAGTATCTAAAATTGATGATACTCAAGATATAAGTGGATTAACATTTTCAACTACATTTGCAGAAGAGCATTTATCTGGAGCCGTAGTTAAAAACTTAAATTCCATTTTTTATGAGAAATTATTTCAAAAATTCAAGTCTCATTATTTACCTGATTTTGAAAATAGAAATTTTAATTCTAAAATTGATTTAGAATTAATTTTAAGTCGTGCTAAAGATTTTTATCTTACAAAGGGTACTGATACCTCCTTTAAAATATTATTTGAAATTTTATACGATGATTCGGTTAGTATAATTAAACCACAGGAATATATAATTCGTTCGTCGGATAATCCATATTTAATTACTAAAAATATATTAGTAGAAAAATTATTTGGAACTTTTACTCCATCTAAAGTTATTGGATATACAATCTATCAAAATTTACCTAGTGATGTAACTGCAAGTGCTGCAATATATAATGTAGAATTTAGACCAACAGATGAATTTACTTTATACGAAATTTCATTAGATTCAGAATCTTTTGTTTACAATTTTATTCCAACTTCAAAAACAACTATTCTTGAAATATTTTCAGATAGTATTATCGTAGATTCCACTATTGGGTTTAAAGATGAAGGTAAATTATATCTAAAAATAAAAAATGAAAATCAAACTTTTACTATCACTAGTTTTTACTATTCTGGCAAAACAATTAATAAATTTTTAAATATAACA